ACCCGACCTGCAGACAACATGCTTGTTCAGGTCAGTAATCATTTCTATCCCATTCTGTCTGCTGTACCCAACGGTAGTGGTTGGGATGTGACGATTAGCCGTCCTGATCCCGGTGACCGTACCCAAAACCTTGGTCTTAATGGTATTGTTGCTCTCGGTACGTCTGCTTTCTTCTACCTTCGTTCTATGATCGCTTCTAGCGGTCACACGATGGAGTATGTGGGTGCTGGTACTGACTACCGTGCACTTCCTTACAACGCAACTGGTACCTATACTGTTGGTTCTGGTACTCAGCCTAATGGTGTTCCTATTGAAGCACATCAGGTTAAAGAACTAAACAACGGTAAAGTTTGGGCTGCTATTACTGACCACAACGGTAAGTTCCGTGTGGGTGATACTTTTAGCGTTAACCAGCAAACTGGTTTCGTTGACATTCCAGCAGGTGCACTATCAGTTTCTAAACTGCTGGCAAACCTTGATACCAACAATAAGACCATTGTCAATAACTCTGGTAACGTAACTATTGATGACACGCTGTCAATGAACAGCAACAAGATTATCAATGTTACCGATCCTACTAGCGCACAAGATGCGGCTACTAAGGCATACGTTGATGCTCTTGAATCTGACTTGGATGGTGGTCAGCTTGATAACCTTTACTTCCGTCAGGACAGTTCTGAGACTATTTCTAGCGGATCTACCTGGAGCGGTAGTGATTCATTTATTGCTACTACTGCAGCTATTGACGCTCGCATCATTGACCTCGTTGATGATGTTGGCGGTTTTGTTCCTATTGCGGATGAAACCAGCTTCCCAACTGCAAACCCCGATGTCAATAACGGTACTGGCACTTTGATCAGTATCAAGGAAATTGCTACTAGCCGTACTCCGTCTAGCGGTACTGTGACCATTGCTAACGGCTCTGGTTCTAACACCGTTACGATTACTGGCTGTGGTTCTACTGTCCTTGCTGCTGGTTATGGTTGCATCGTGGAGACTACCTCTACGTTGCACACTTATACGTTCCACCGTCTGACCCCGCTTGCAACTGAGGTTTCTACTGTTGCAGCTAACGTCACCGATATTAGCACTGTTGCAGGTAGCATTAACAACGTCAATACGTTTGCTAATGTCTATCAAGTAGCATCGGCTAACCCTACTACTAGACCTGATAGCAGTGCATTGGTCGAAGGTGATTTGTATTACAACACCTCGTCTGATGTTATCCGTGCTTACAACGGCACTACTTATCAGAACATTTCTCCTGACGCAGCTACCCTTGCTGACATTGCAATCGTTGCTGACGACCTTGCTTCGTTTGAAGATCTTGGTTTTATTGCTGATGCACTGACTGCTAACCAATCTGGCGGTGCGCTTGAGACGTGTGCTGACAACATTGCAGACATTCGTACTCTTGCTGACATTGAGGACGGTACGGACGCAACTGATGCTATCCAGACTGTTGCTGGTATTTCTAGCAATGTTACTACCGTTGCAGGTATTAGCTCGGATGTAACCACGGTTGCTGGCAAAGCTACTGAGATTAGTCGTCTTGGTACGGCTGATGCAGTTGCTGACATGGCAATCCTTGGTACTACAGATGTTGTAGCCGACATGGCTATTTTGGGTACGACTGATGTCGTGGCAGACATGAACACTCTGGCTACCACGGACATTGTTGCTGACCTGGAAGCTTGTGCTGATAACAACGCAAACATCACGACTGTTGCTGGTTCTATCACTAACGTCAACACTGTTGCTACAAACATTAGTGATGTAAACAGCTTTGCTGATACTTACTTTATCAGTGCCTCTGCTCCTACTGGTGGCAATGTTGGCGCTGGTGACCTTTGGTATGACAGTTCAGCTAACACCCTTAAGTTCTTTGATGGCACCACTTGGAACGCTATCTCTGCTGGTATTGCATCTATTGCTGATGACACCACACCTGAACTTGGTGGCGCACTTGATTGTAACAACAACAACCTAACTGAGGTTGGAACTGTTAGTGGCGACAACCTGCAAATTGACTTCGGTACTATTTAATTATGGCAAAACTTCTTCGACTGCGGCGTGGTACTGACACGCAACATACGACTTTTACCGGTGCCGAAGGCGAGGTAACGGTTAATACTACAAATGATTCACTTCACGTCCACGACGGTACTACCGCTGGTGGTCGTGAGGTTATGAGGGCTGATAAGGACAACATGCCCGACTCTGGTGTCACTGCTGGCACCTACGGCAGCTCTTCTGCTATTCCTGCTATTACTGTTGACGCTAAGGGTCTTGTCACCTCCGCCACCACCTCAGCCATCGACAGCACCGCGATTACCAACGGCACGTCCAACGTGTCGGTGGCAGCTAGCGGAAACATCACTGCCACTCGATCTGGCACTACTCGGCTGACTGTTAATTCCACCGGCATCGACGTAACCGGCTCGGTGACGTGTGATGGGTTGGTTAACGATGGCGATTTAACATGTCAAAGCGGCACCGGAACGCTGATTATTAAAGACACCAATAGCACCGGTTCTGCTGCAATTCAGCGGATTCTAGGCAGTGATTCTGCTGGTAGCACTGACTGGTCGCTAGGACAAATTTCGAGTAGTAACAGTAATGTTTATCTCACCAACTCCACTTCTGCGTCTGTTGTTTTCCAGACTAACAATTCGGAAAGGTGTCTTGTCGATCCTGACGGTCATTTCAAACCCGTATTAAACAACACCTACGACCTGGGCTCCACCGGCAGCCAGTGGCGAAACGGCTACTTCGATGGCACGGTTAATTGTGATGGGTTGATCAGTGAAGGTAACCTCACAATGTCTGCTGATGACGGCAGGATGATTGTTAGAGACGCCAACAACACTGGCGTTGCATGTACTGCACGAATCGAAGGTCAGCAGTCTAATGGTGCTACTAAGTGGCGACTAGGCAACCTTGCCAGCGGAACCGACACGGTTTATCTTGGAAACAACGCAGACGCTCCTATTACTTTCTTTAACAATAACGCTGACAGGTGCAGTATTGACAGCAGTGGTCACTTTGTTCCAGCCGCTAACAACACCTACGACCTGGGCAGCTCTGGCCTCCGCTGGCGCAACGTCTACACCAACGACCTCAACCTGAGCAACGAAGGTGGCGCTAACGACGTTGACGGCACCTGGGGTTCCTGGACCATTCAGGAGGGTGAGGACGACTTGTTCTTGCTCAACCGCCGTAACGGCAAAAAGTACAAATTTAACCTTTCGGAGGTGAACTGATTATGGCTATCAATTTTCCTGAGGGAACACAGGCGTTTCCTGCGCGTTGCCTTAATTACAATGCAGCTACAAAAACCAATACGCAATATCATAGCTCAACTTCATGGACAGACGTGTCTGGGCTGTCTGTAACTATTACTCCAAGGTCCACTGCCAGCGTATTTCTTGTTAGTGGTCACATCAATGTTGGGGCCGATAGTGACTCCTGCTGTAATTTTAGATTGGTCAGGAACGGACAAACTATTGCAAACGCAGATGCCGCTAGCCTCAGAACCACTGCCCACACCTCAACTAGCTATAGTCCTACCGGTTCATATAACATGGAAGGGGTAGGAATTGGTCACCTGGATTCTCCGGGCACTACCAGTGCTGTTACCTACAAAATCCAGTGCAATCAGTCTGACACCAGCGGCACTGGAATGTTTATCAACTATATTTCGAACACAGGTAACGACGTGTGGCTTGCAAGAGCCACGTCGCATATTGCTGTTTTGGAGCTGGAATGATGGCTGCTGAAATTTACGACATTGCTGCAGTCCTGAAAGTCTACCCTCACGCTGTTACTGTTGACAGCATTGAAGGTGCTTGGGACGAAAACGGCAACAGAATTGAATTGGATCTAGACGCGCTTGCCGCTGTTGCTGACGAGGTAGCAGAGGAAGGGAAGTGGAAAGGTCTCCGCGCTAGGCGGGACATTTTGCTTGCAAAAACCGATTGGTGGGCGACTTCCGACCGAACCATGACGGCTGAGCAAACTGCGTACCGCCAAGCCCTCCGCGATCTACCCGATAACACGACCGACCCGGCTAACCCGGTTTGGCCCACTAAACCCTAACACTTTTTAGAACAATGATTGCACTTATCCGTCCCGTTCTTATGTCGTTCCTTAACAGCGACAAAGTGAAGCGATTGATTGTTGACATGCTCCGCAAACTGGCTGAGCAATCTGATAACACTGTCGATGACAAGGCAGTGGAATTCATCGAAAACGGTCTTTTCCCTAACAAATGAATTACTACACGCCCTCATATCCCAGTAAAGCACACGTTGTAGATACGTCTACTACGTCTGTAAACGTCAATCTTTCTCAGGACTGCCGTCGGATTCGTCTTAAGGCACATACTCAAGACGTTTTTTACAGCATCGGTAACGCAGCACAAGTTGCTGAAGGCGCTCCGGCTGAAGCTGTTGCAGTAGTAACTGCCGCTTCGGCTGGTGTCGCTGAAGTCCGTAAAGTCACTCTGTCTGGTTTCTACGAAGTCGGTGATCAGCTGACTGTCGTGGTTGATGGCACTTCTCTTACCTATGAAGTCACAGCAGCAGATCAAAGCGAAACTCCGGCGACAACGCTTTCTAATGTGGCTGCTAGTGTCCGTGACGCGCTTAACGCTGACGCAACTATTAGTGCAGACTTTACCGCTACTGCTAGCGGCGCTGTTGTGACTATTACCCACGGCACTGACAACACTGTATTCACCTTGACTGCAGAGGTTACCGCTAACGACAACGACAATCACTTCCTTGACAAGCTTCTGGCTGAAGGTCTTGTGATTGACGTCCCGCCTAACACCAGCGTTGCTGTTAAAACTCTGTCTGGTTCCGGTAAAGTTTACATTACTGAATACGTCTGATGGACTTGGGAGCACCACCGGTACTGCCGGTTCTAAGGCTCCCTGAGCCGCCTTTACTACCCCGTCCGGTACTGGAGGTACCACGAGCCACTTTACCCTCGTACAAGCCGCTTGTAGTGCCTCCTAACGACCTTCGTCCACCTCCGGGTGTACGCGGTGTTAACAGTGAGGAGAAAACGAAGGAGAAACCAGCACCTAAACCTGTAACTCCTCCACCTCCTAAACCACCCACAGTCCCGTCACAGGTCCGTTACGTCGATATTCCTGGTACTGATATTACTGTACCACTTCCGAGTAACGAGATCTTGGCTACGGCTACAACGACAGCTACTGTCTCCGTTGCAGCCACCCTAACAGCTACCGCTGTGTTCAAACGGACAGTGAGCGTCTTGAAACCTCTTATCAAGAAACTACTCACCCGTAAAAAGAAAAATGCAGACAACGAAGAACTTCATTCATGATTTCTTCAGTGAAATTGTAAAAGCTCTTGTGCTTGTATGGAGTGCAGGAGTTCTGACTGCATCATACATGGGAATGCTACAGAAGATGGATCCAACGTTTGTTGCTTCACTGCTGAGCGGCACTCTTGCTTCCTACGGAATATCTCGCCCTAAAGATCAAAAGGACAAAGTATGAAATTCCTAATTCTGCTTCTGCTGTTCCCCGCTGGGGCAATGGCACAAACTGTGACTCCTCAGTTTACCCAAGGTAGTATGCAGGCTACCACAACCACCACTCAAACCATCACCGAAACTATCGCAACTGAAGTGTACGGTGGTGCATACTCATCATGGTCTGGAACAAACGTAACCCCAAGTGGGGATATAACCGATTCTTCGACTACTTGGTCCGTCACAACCGCTGGCGAACAGTTTCAACTGGAGACCGTAAACCGAACAGCCGGAGTGATCGAAACAATCGACATCACCAGAGACATCAGCACTACCTCTACTACTACCTCTCTTTCTGTCTTCTCTCAGTAGGACCAGCATTTGCTGAAACTCCTACGGTTAGCAACAGTGCTAATCCTATTGCTGCAGCTACAGGTAACGTAACAAACCAAGCAGTCCAATTCCAGAACAACGGTGCACCCAGTAGACAGCAGTTTACCGGCGGTAACTCGTGTAATGGATCAACCATGACTGTCTCTCCATTTTATATGGGTAATGACACGTTGCCACAAGGCTACACTCGCAACAATAACTACGGTATGCAGCTTAACTTCTCCGTTCCTTTGGATGGTGGGATGATTGAGCAATGCAAACAGATAGCTAAGCGACACGAGGAGAAACTACGTCTTGATTATGAGCTTGTGAGAGCTTTAAAATGTACCGAGATTATGAAGGCTGGATTTACGTTCCGTCCTGGGTCTCGGGTAGAGGTACTGTGTCACGACATTGTACCAATTGTGTCTTTGACAAATGAAGAAAAAAGCAACTGAGGATCAGTTTAACGAGCTTCACAACCTTGTTACATCTGAATTCCTCGCACGAATTAAATCTGGTGAAGCCACGACACAAGATCTCAAAGCAGCTTGTGACTGGTTAGCCAAAAATGACATCAGTGGTGTTGCATATGAAGGCAACCCGCTGGATAAACTTGCGACAGTCATGCCCAAGATCGATCCTGAAATGGTACAGAAGAGGCTATATGGCTCAAAAAACTTCTGATTACTACAAGTCAAACCCTAAGGCAGCCGCACGGCGGCGTAAACAGCAAAAAGCGTACAACAAGACCAATAATGGTCTGAAGATTCGTACTGCTGCTAACAAACTTAATCGTAAACTTGGTACTTATGGTAATGGTGACGAAAAAGATGCTTCTCACACTGGTAAAACAACCGGCAAACTGGAAACACCTTCGTCTAACCGCCGTAGACCCCGTACCGGTAAGAAGTACGCATAGTTATGACCCCGCTGTTGCCGACCCCTGATCACTACCTGCAAAATCTAATAACCATGACTAGCCCTGAAGCGAAACGTCTGTGGCGACAAGCCATTAAGGAACACTTCAACTGTCAATGTGTCTATTGTGGAGAACATTATGAACTACATGAGCTTACTCTTGATCACGTTGTACCTCGTTTTTATGGAGGAGAAACGACAACAAGAAATTTGGTTTCATCCTGCAGGAAATGTAATCAGAACAAAGGTACCAGTAACTGGTTATCTTGGATGAGACAAACTTTTGGTATTACGCCAAGAGAAAACCTTATTTTATCGCACATTAAATAATTATGGCACCTCGCAAAAAAAGCAAGGCAAAAAAACCGACTGAAACTATGCGTCAACGGCAGATGCGTCTGCGGGCAGAACAGCAAGCCGCAAAGAAAAAAGCAGGCGCTTTGACTAAAACTAAAACATCTAAACCTACTTCTACTAAAGTTGAAAAGGTTAAAGTCAAAGATGTTACGCCTTCTAAATCTCAACTGAAGATTAAAGGTGGCTCAGGACAAAAAGCACTCCCGCCTGGCAAAAAAGGTGGCGCTTTGGGACGTGCAGTACGTGGCGTAAAAGGTTCTACTGGTAGCGCTGCTGTTGGCAAACTTATCGGTAGGATTGCGACTCCTGTTGCTGCAGCTGGTGAAGTCAAAGAAATGTCTGATCGGGCTAAGCGTGACCGCGAACGCAACATTAAAACAGGCAACACACCTTTCCGTGGAAGCGGTAACTACCGTCGTGCCGCAGAAGCACGTGAAGGAACGACCAAACGTGATCGTCAAGGTCGTCGCGTTAAAAAGGTTCAAGGGCTTCCTGCTGACTACAAAGCAACTGAAGCAAAAGCATTTGCAGCAGCTCCTAAGCCTAAGACCACTCCTAAAGCTGAGCCAGCTAAACAACAAGCACCTTCCCGCAAACCTGCTTCTGTTTCTAAGGCACAAGCGCCTAAACTTTCTGAAGCCGACAAGAAAAAGCGGGCAGCAGCTGCAGCTAAAAAGAAAGCTGATGCAGCAGCTATGAAGGCTGAACTTCTTAAAATCCGTAAAGCAGAACTTGCTGCTGAACGGCAAAAAGCTTACAAGAAATCCTTGGAACAAGCTAAGAAGAATCGTGCACGTGGTAACACCACCGCACGTGGTCCTCGTGACTAATAACTAACAATACCGCCGCTCCAAACGGGGCGGCTTTTTTTATGACAGCAAAACTTATTAAAGGTGCAGATAACCTAGCTGAAGGCGGTTTCAAACTTGTTGGTGAAGGCGGTATCGTCCGGCTTGGATATTCACACAATGATGCTGTTGAAAATCTTCGCCGCCTTAATGAAAAACGTCGGTACGTTGCACCGCCTGTAACTGAATCTACCCCCGAAGAATAACTCTTATTATGAGCAACGTTTTAGAAGCCCTACAGGGCGACTTTAAAGTATTCCTACAAGCCCTGTGGTCGCAACTAGACTTGCCGGAGCCAACCAGAGCACAATACGCCATTGCTGACTACCTGCAACACGGACCTAAACGACTACAGATCCAGGCGTTCCGTGGTGTCGGTAAAAGTTGGATTACTGGTGCCTTTGTGCTCTGGACTCTCTTTAATGATTCTGAGAAGAAGATCATGATCATCTCCGCTTCTAAAGAGCGAGCAGACAACATGAGTATCTTCCTTCAGAAGCTTATTATTGAAACACCTTGGTTGGTTCACCTGAGACCAAAGGCGGATGATGCTCGGTGGTCTCGTATTAGCTTCGATGTTAACTGCTCTCCGTCCCAGGCTCCGTCGGTTAAATCCGTTGGTATTACGGGTCAGCTGACTGGTTCACGTGCAGACCTAATGATTCTGGATGACGTGGAGGTGCCTGGTAACTCTATGACGGAAATGATGCGTGAGAAGTTGCTTCAACTCTGTACGGAGGCTGAATCAATTCTTACGCCTAAGAATGACTCAAGGATTATGTACCTTGGGACACCGCAGACAACTTTTACAATCTATCGTAAACTTGCAGAACGTAATTACCGCCCCTTTGTTTGGCCAGCTCGTGTTCCTCGTAAACTGGCTAACTACGAAGGTTTAATTGCACCGCAACTCCAAGAAGACCTTGATATGGGTGCTGAACCTTGGAGTGTAACTGACCCTGACCGCTTTAGCCATGAAGATCTTCTCGAACGTGAAGCAGCAATGGGACGCAGCAACTTTATGCTGCAGTTCATGCTTGACACAAGCCTCAGCGATGCTGAAAAATTCCCCCTCAAGATGGCTGATCTTATCGTCACCAGTGTTAATCCTAAGTCCGCTCCTGATGACATCATCTGGTGCAGCGATCCTAGAAACGTCATCAAAGAACTCCCGACTGTTGGGTTACCTGGAGACTATTTCTACTCTCCAATGCAGCTACAAGGAGAATGGGGTCCTTACCAAGAAACAATCTGCTCAGTTGACCCATCGGGTCGTGGTACAGATGAAACGGCAGCAGCTTATATCTCCCAACGAAACGGTTATTTGTACTTGCACGAAGTGCGAGCTTATCGAGACGGATACTCAGACAATACGCTTCTGGACATTCTAAAAGGTTGTAAGAAGTTTAACGTTACTAAACTTGTCGTTGAGACTAACTTCGGTGACGGTCTTGTCGCTGAACTATTTAAGAAACATCTACAACAGACACAACAAGGAATTGACGTAGAAGAGGTACGAGCTAATGTCCGAAAAGAAGAACGTATTATTGATGCCCTTGAGCCTATCCTTAATCAACACCGCCTTGTTGTTGATCGTAATGTCATCGACTGGGACTACAACTCAAATAAAGACGACGCTCCAGAAAAACGTCTCCTCTATATGCTCTTCTATCAGATGAGCAGGATGTGTCGGGAAAAAGGTGCAGTAAGACACGATGACCGTCTTGACGCACTTGCACAAGGCGTTAAATACTTCACAGACGCCATGTCTATCTCGGCACAAGAGGTGATTAAACAACGTAAGCGAGATGATTGGAATGACATGCTTGAGTCCTTCTTAGATGACCCTCAGCAAGCGACTAACCACCTGGCTTTGGGCTTCAGCTTAGAGCAAAGACAACAAGCTAGAGGGCTTTCTAAAGGCAGTCATAGGTGGATTTGACGCAATAACGGGCGTATACAGGGAGAAGGGAAGGGTGGACCCGACTTCCTGTACCGGGGGAAGACAACAAATCTTCCCCTTTTCCTCAAGCCTACAGAAACAAGACGACCAATTCTACTGGTTCTTCTTCACAGTTCCCCACCGACTGAATCAAAGACGCTTTTACTACTGTATGTCCATCCACCACCACCAAGTACAACTAGTTCACCACACTAACAAAGGTGATGAGTTAGTAGCTTATATGGCACGTGTTAGCAACCCAGCTAATCAACACAACACTGAGACCAGTGCTAAGCTTATTAAGTACCTCATTAAACATAAACATTGGTCACCGTTTGAAATGGTGAACATGTGTGTAGAGATAGAAACTACTCGGTCTATTGCTGCACAGATCCTTAGACACCGTTCCTTTAGCTTTCAAGAGTTTAGTCAGCGGTATGCTGATGCTAGTCTGCTTGGTACCGGCGTTCAACCGGAACTAAGGTTGCAAGACAGTAAGAACCGCCAGAACAGCATAGAAGTAGAAGAAGAAGACCTGTTCCTTAAACAAGAAATTAAGCAACTCTATAAACATTCGGAGCTTGTTTACCGTAAACTGCTTGAAGCCGGTGTAGCTAAGGAGTGTGCAAGGGATGTCTTACCACTCAGTACTCCTACTCGAATGTACATGAATGGAACACTTAGGTCTTGGATTCATTACTGTGACCTGAGGTGTAGTAATGGGACACAGAAAGAACATAAGGTGATAGCAGATCAATGTAAACAGCTAATAGCTATGTGTTTCCCGCAAGTTTATGCGGCAGTATGGAGCGATGTGTAACCTTTTCCTGAATATGTGCATCGTTGGACTGGTTCAAACCGGTCCTTCGCTGTATTACCTACAAACTATTACTGATACCGGTGTTATTCGGTCTTATACGGTCTATGAAAGTGATTATTGTCGTGCTTCTGACTTCTTTCTGTCTTATAGAAGCGGCTCACCTGAATTATCACCGGGCTAAACAGTGTTATACTGCGGAAACCGTAGATTTTTGACAAAAATTTCTTAAACCTATTAACGTATACGCAGGGTCGCAGATCCCCCCTCGTGGGGGTGCCCCCTGGAAACTCTGTGTCCAATCCGTTGAGTACCTGTGCGTACTGCAGGTACGCTGAACAGAGCTAAGGGCTGGGAATTGGTAGCCGTTGCTACAGATTAA